ACAATAACCAAAAATTATTACTAGCCAAAGAAGCACTCAAAAGAAAGAAACTCAAAGAATACAAAGGGAATTTTGAATTATTCGCCAAAGAACAAATCAAGATTCTACCCAAAGATTCTTCTAAAGGGTTTATTCCTTTTGAGTTTAATACTGCTCAACGGATAGTACATGAGAAATTAGAAGAACAGTTAGCCAGGACTGGTAAGGTCAGAGCTATTATTCTAAAGTCTAGACAACAAGGTTTATCTACCTATGCTACTGCAAGGGTATACTGGAAGAGTTACTTTAATGCCTTCAACAAATCTGTAGTTATGGCTCATGACTCAGCTACTTCTGACGCTTTGTTTACTATGAGTAGAAATACTATTCAGTACATGAGCGATGAATATCGACCAGAATTTAAGAAATCAAATGCTAAAGAGATTATGTTCGAGCACAATGACTCGGGTTACAGGCTTTATACTGCGGGTTCGCCTGAGGCTGGTCGTGGTACGACTCCTACTATTGCTCACCTTTCTGAGGTGGCGTTTTGGACTCATGACGAAAAGATCCTTGCTGGCTTATTCCAAGGTATTTCTGAAGCTGATGGTACGGAAGTTATTCTAGAGAGCACAGCTAACGGTGTAGGTAATGCTTTTCATAGACTATGGTTAGGTGCTATGAAAGGGGAGAATGAGTATATTCCTGTGTTTATCCCATGGTTTATGACTCCCGAGTATAGAAGAAAGACCTATGAAGGTTTTGAATGTACTGATGAAGAAGAAGTATTAAAAGAGAAATATGATTTAGATGATGAACAACTCTACTGGAGAAGGCTAAAGATAGCTGAATCTGGGGGAGATAAGTTCCGACAAGAATATCCTTCCACACCTGAGGAAGCGTTTATTGTCAGCGGTAGTAATGTTTTTGACATAGAAAAATTAAACAATTTAGTTCCCCAGCCTATACTGGCTCAGAGGGAGTTTGATTACGAGTCATGTCTATTTGAAGACGCTCAAAGGGGTTCCCTTGAGATCTATAAGTATCCTACATTTGAGGATTCTTTTATTATCGCTGGTGATGTTAGTCTGGGTGTTGGACAGGACTACTCCTGTGCTGTAGTACTTAACAATAATAGGGAGGTCTGTGCCGTATATCGCAACAACACTATTGATCCGAGTAAGTATGGAGATCTTCTGTTTTATCTTGGCAGGTATTTCAATAATGCACTTTTGGGGGTAGAATCTAATTCTATGGGTATTGCTACCCTGAATAGGTTAAAACAGATGAATTATCAGAATCTGTATCATCAAACTAAAGTAGCTAATGTATCGGAAGAAGAAGGACAAAGGTTAGGATGGAGAACTACTTCTCAGACTAAACCTATGATTATCGGATATCTGAAGAATGCTATTGAGAATGAGGATATATGGATTCCATCTAGGATTATTATAGATGAACTTATGAATTATGTGGCTGATGCTAATGGAAAGACCAATGCTATCTCAGGTTGTCATGATGATACTGTAGTAGCTCTTGCTATTGCTCTAGAGATATTAAGAACACATGGTCATAAGTTGACTAATACGAGGGTTCCTTGGAGCCAACAATTTAGTAATTATCAATATGAAGAGAAAGGACAATGGTTATGAGCGCTAGCCTACCGATGTCTAAAGAAGAAAAAGAGGATTTAAAAAAATTAATTAAACCTCATAAGGAAGTAAAGATCCTTAATAAAGAAGATAAGAAGATCTCTAAAGGTGAGTTCAAGAATTTACCTATTAGATCCTCTAAATAGTTTCCCCAATGTGTCCTCAGACGTACCACTCATGTCTGGGAAAGAAGAAGTGGATATGCTATCGAAGCATTGAAAGTGATGTACCCGCCTTGTAAGCGGGAGAAGCGGGCGCAAGTCCCGAAGGTAGCTCCAGATTATGGTCATTGTGACCTTTGATAGATAGATTGAACCATGAGAGGTTACAATGTTAGATTTACAAAAAGAAAAAGTTACGGATGAACAGATCCTAGCTATGATTGAACAAGGTATTGCCAACTCAGTTGGTGACTTCCTTAATAGTTCTTCTCTTGCGAGAGAAAGACAGAAGGCTACTTATGAGTATGCCATGCAACCATGGGGTCACTTAGAACCTAATGGGGTATCCCGTATTGTTTCTTCTGATACAGTAGAGGCAGTAGAGGGTTATACTGCTGTTTTGTCTGAATTAATGTTCAACAATAATAAAATCGCTAGGTTTATTCCTATCGGTAATGGTCCCGCAGATTATTCTAATGCTCGTAAAGCATCTGATATTGTTAACTATTGTATCTTTAGACAGAACAATGGTTGGCATTTAATGAATAACTGGGTTAAGAGTTCTTTATTATGGAAGAATTCTATTGTCGAATGGGAATTCGTAGAAGATTACGAATATGATTTCGAAGAATATGATGAGATTAGCCAAGCTAATTTAGATATTATCTTAGCTGATCCTAAAGTAGAGATTGTAGGAGAATTATCCTATGATCAAGAGTTACAGACTAACCAAGAAACTGGTGCTGCAGAGTACCAAATGGTTTATAAAGATGTACGATTAAAAAGGACTATAGATAAATCACGTGTCAAGCTTACTAATATACACCCTGAGTGTTTCCGTATTACTCGTGATGCTAATGGTCTTGATGAAGCAGCCTTTGTTGGTATTCAGTATGTTACTACACGCAGTGCTATTCGTAAAGAATATCCTGAAATTGCTGATACTATTGACTGGGATGCTGTTGGGGATGGTTCTGCTGATTGGGCTACCAAGTACACGGAAGAACAATCCGCACGTAAGAACGTAGTAGGTGAGGAATATTGGATCGGTGCTAACAGCAAAGCTCTATTCCCACTAGAAGCCAACCAGGAAGTCACTATTGTGAAATGCTGGATCCGAGTAGACCGTGATGGTGATGGTATCTCTGAACTCAAGAAGTTTATGATTGCTGGTAATGCGATTCTTTCTGAAGAAGACGTAGAACAAGTGCAACTAGCTTCATTATGTCCGTTCGAGATTCCTCATGAATTCCACGGATTATCTATGGCAGATATGGCTAGACCAAGTACCTTGGCTACTACAGCTATTCTACGTGGTTTCGTAGAGAATACTTACTTAACTAACTACTCTCCTAAGTTAGCTGACCCTAACGTAGTAGACTTCTCTGCTCTACAGAACATGAAACCGAAACAAATTATTGCTACAAATGGTAACCCGATGAATGCTGTACAAGCATTATCTCCTGATACAATTAGTACAGGAACAGTACCTTTGTTAGACTACTTACAGAAACATAAAGAACAAGCAACAGGCTTAAGTAAAGCTGCTCAAGGTCTTAATGATACTCTCTATGTATCAGGAAACTCAGAACAGAAAGTACAAGCTGTACAATCAGCAGCTCAAATCAGAATCCAATATATCGCAAGACGATATGCAGAGACTGGTATCAAGAGGTTGATTGAAGGTATTTACAGAACAATGAGAAAAGCTCTTAGAGGAAAAGAGTTTGAGTATCTTGATTCTAAGAACCTACTAAAATCTATCGATGTAAGTACACTACCTGATAATATGATGGTAATGGCTGACATTGACGTAGGTGACAATTCTAACCACTCTACCCTACAAAAGATGACTGTTATCGGTCAACAAGTTCTTCCTGCTTTACAACAAGCGGGTGCAGGTGGGGTTGTAAGCCCTACTGCTGCTGCATCTATTGCAGCTAAGACTTTGGAAGCTTTAGATTTAGATCCATTAGAGTTTATTGTAGACTTTACTGATCCTAAGTTCAAAGAACAAGCTCAGAAGTCTAGGGAAATGGAACAACAAAACGCTGCTAAACAACAACAGTTAGCTGAAGAGCTAGCTAAACTAGACAAGGCTTTAAAACAAGCCAACATCGACTTTACCAACACACAAACCAAGAATGCTTTACAAGATAATACAAAACAACTTATGGTTGCTCTGGATAAGAGTTATCAGGAGTGGGCTAAATTATATATTGAAGCAGCAAAGGAGGGGGTCGATCTACCTGAGAGACCATCAGCAGAAGATCTGCTAAATCTTTCAGCGCAAATTATTGGTACAGAGATGGAAACACCTAGTTTCGAAAAGACGGAAGCACCAGAACCTGGTGAACAAGAAATGATGTAGTAATGAACACGGCTCAGACCTCTGCCCACAAGGTACGTCTGGGTTCTTTACCCTTATACACACTCAAGAAGAGGATTATGGAAAAGTATAAGAAGAAATTTGAAGAAAAAGTAAAACCTAAATATGACCATGAAGATGGTGAGATGAAGGTTAATCCCTTTAGGGATGCACAGTTTGCTCTATCACGAGCAGCCTTTGCAAGGAATGACAGAGAGCAGTTTTTCTCTGATGCTTATGGAGATATCCTAACCCAACTATTTATGCAATGGTTAATTACAGAACCACATTGTACTAAAGAACGTGAATACCTTTACCATGTTGCTATGGCATTAGGAAGCGTCAAAGAAAGATTAGTTCAAATCGAGCAATTCGGTAAGAACGCTGCTTACATCCAACAAAAAGACGAGAAAGTCGATGATGATGAACAATAAAGATGTATACACAAGAGCTATCGAAAGCTTAGAAAAAACACAGAAAGCCTTATTAAACGAAATCAGTATTGCCGATGGTCGAGCGAGATTACATGCTCCCACATTTCATTATGTGTCAATGGCTATTAATGATATTAAAGCATTACAAGCAGTTGATAAGGTAGCTACTATGGTAGCTGTAACAGAAGATAAACCTGAGACAGAGGTTAAACCTTCTGTTTCAAAAGTTGCTGCTAAAAAAGCAACTAAATAAGAGGAAATAAAATACTATGAGTACAACACCAGATCTCTCTACCCGCACACCAGCTAGCGACGCTAGCCCTGGAATGGATGACGGATATGTTAACTCAGATTCAGAAGCGAGAAGTCTAGATGACATTCTTCGTCACTCTCCTATGGCTGAAAAGCTAGGATTGAAGACAGAAGAATCTCTACCAGAAGAAGACGACTCAGCCCTGGATCCAGATGAATCATCAGAAGAAGAAGTCCCCGAAGAGACTGATGATACAGCTGAGAATGAAGTAGATGAGGAAGAAAACGAAGAAGGAGATTCTGAAGAGGAATCAGGTGAGGATGACAAGTCTACCCAAAACACTGATGAACCATCTGAAGATGATATCGACTGGGAATACAAGATTCCTATCAAGGTTGATGGTAAGATCGAATACGTAACTCTTGAAGAAGTACGTAAAGGATACTCCACTGATCAACATCTATCTCAAAAAGGGCGAGAGCTTGGAGAGCTTAAAAAGCAAGTAGAAGCCGAGCGTACAGAAAAACTTAACGAATTAGTTCAACTAGGTGCTTCCTTACATGACACACTAACATCAGAAGAAACTAGATTAGCAAATGAGTACCATAAATTAAATGCCGAACTGCAGAAGGCAAGAGATGATGGTGATACTTATACAGCTCGTGAACTACGTGATCAAGTAGAAGATGCACAATCTAAGTACTGGGAAGTACGAAATAGCAGGGAATCGCAAATCAAAGCAGTTGCTGAGAAGCTTCGCCAAGAGCAAGCACAAGTACAGAAACAAGCACTTGCGAAATTCCAAGAAGACATTCCAACCTTTGTTCCTGACTTTAATGAAAAAGTCGCTAAGGATATCAGGGAGTTTGCTCTTAACGAGGGTCTACCTGCTGAATTATTAGATAGCATTTATGATGCACGAGTAGTTAAAGTTCTCAATGATTATCGTAAATTAAAGACTGCCAAAGATACTGGTGCTGAAAAGCGTAAAGCTGCACCAACTAAGAAATCGATTCCTGTAAAGAAAGGTAAAACGATTGATCAGGCTAAGGCAGACAAAACAAAATCAATGAGAGCAAAAGTTTTAACTGGCGAGGGTTCAGAAAGAGATCAACTAGATTTCTTAAAGAACTTATCTTCTATTTCCAAGAAGTTATAAAAACAAAAATAATAAACAATTTTCTTTTGGAGAAATATAAATGGCTGGACGTACATTTCAGACAGGCGGTCCTAAGGCTGCCGCAGGCACAAACGCAGGTAACGTTTCAGAACGTGAAGACCTAGCGAATTTTATCTCTATGATTTCCCGTGACGAGACTCCTTTCTTGAGCTCTATCGGTAAAACAAAGGCAACAGCTGTTCTACACGAATGGCAAACAGACGAGTTGGCTACACCAGCTTCTGGTGCTGTTGGTGAAGGCGTAAGCTACTCAACAGTTTCTTCTGCTCAAACAGCAGAGCCTTTCCGTACTCGTTTAGGTAACTACACACAGATCAACAGCAAAACTGTTACTGTTACTGGTACTAAGCGTGCTGTGGATCAGGCTGGTGTTGCAGACGAATACGCATATCAGTTGAAGAAGCGTGGTACAGAGTTACGTCGTGACGTTGAGTTCGATTTAGTTTCTAGCTGGAACGACTCAAACGGTTCAGGTACTCGCACATTCGGTGGATACCAAGCTTGGGCTAACAACGTTGTTGTTAACGCAGGTGCTTCTGGTGCTTACACAGCTCCAACAACTAAAGGTGTTGGTGATGCTGGTGTGATCACACGTGGTACTTCTGACGCTAACTTAGGTTCATTAGAGTTATCTCATGTTGACCAAGTAATGCAAACTATCTACCAAAACGGTGGTAAGGCAACTAAATTGATGGCATCTCCATCTGTTCGTCGTCAGTTCTCTGCTAAGGCTCAAGCTGCAGGTTCTAACGTACGTCGTAATATCGACGAGAGCGGTAAGTTACGTCAATCAGTAGAGATCTACGAATCAGACTTCGGTGATCTAATGGTTGTTCCTAACTACATCATGGGTCTTGGTACTGCTGCTGATACATCAGTATTAGTATACGATCCAATGTGGTTCAACTATGCTTCTTTGCGTCCATTGCAAGAAGTTGACTTGGGTCAATTGGGTGACTCTATCATCGGTCAGTTGATTGAAGAAGGTACTTTAGAGTGCCGCAATCCAAAGGGCTGTGGTATGATTGTTGGTACTGGCGCTTAATAGCACAGTAATCTAACCTGATAAGGGGAGAGTTTATTCTCTCTCCTTATTTTATTCTTGAGGAATATATGTATTTAAAAATTACAGCAGCTGACAAGACATCAATTCTTGTATCTGAAAACAACAATGTAACACTATCTTTAGCTGCCCCAGTTCAAACCCAAGAAATCTTTGGTAAGACTGTTGCTGCTGCAAAAATTACAGGTGTAGGTTATGCTTCAAATGCTTTAGCCCCTGTAGCCGCTTATGATGGCACTAATACCAAGTATGAATTCGGATTCATGACTGATCATGGTATTTTGAGAGTTATTTACTCAAACTAAAATAACTAGGGGGACACCTAATATGGAATATAAATCACAAGAGCTTAATCCTTACTCATTTAAAGTACAGGAACAAGGTGACCAATTCCGCTTGGAACAAGATATCCAGGCATACAAAGACTTTGCCTCAGAAAGCAGAGCTATCACAGATGCATATGGCGCATCTAAACAGTATCGTTCATTTGCTATTATCCCAGATATCGTAGCAATCGATATTCTAACTAAGTATGGTATTGATATCCATGCTAGTGACTTTATGGATAATCCAGCACAAGTCAAACGATTAAAACAAATTATTAGAACAGAGTATCCAGCTCTTCTAACAAGTGCAATAACAAAATAATTAGGAGTTATTATGACAGCAGTAAGATATGAAGCTCTAGTGAGTAAGGTTCGAGATTGGGCGAATAAACCATTAGAAGCCTCTATACCAAAGAGCGTTATTGAAGACTGCTTGAATTACTCAGCAGACGAAATATATAGAACCCTACGTATCCCCCCATTAGAGAAGACAGTTAAATATACTGTAACGGATACTGATAATGCGGGTGCTGTGTTTAATGACTTCAATAGATATACAACAATACCTATCCCTAAAGATTTAATTCGTTTTATTTATCTAAGACAAACACCAGATCCACAGAAACAAAGTATTGTATTTAATGAATACACAGATGAAAGAACTTTCTTTGATGCTAATTCATTTAAGTTTTCTAGATATAACTGGATTCGTAAGGGTGATAACATGTATATCCATCCTATGCTTCCAGCAGGTACAGTATTAGAAATTCATTACTATCGTCGATTAGCACCTTTAAACGCTGCCTATTTAGTTATCAGTAATAACTATGAGATGGGTACAGCAGATGCTAGTCAACCTTATTTGACCCCATCTAATTCAACAGATGGAACTCCTTTGTATGTAACCTCTACAGCTTGCTATAATGCAATTGCAGATGTACCTTCAGGAACTACTTATACAACTAAATACTTTGTGGGTAAAGAAGTACCACATTGGTTAAAAGATAACAACGAAAGATTATTAATCTGGGGTGCATTATTTAATTTAGGAGCTTATCTCCAAGATGATGTAATGGAAGCCCGCTATAACAAGAAGTTTACAGATAATATTACCTCTCTCAATCAAGAAGAGAAGATGCGTAGAGCATTAGGTGGTAATATTCAGGTTACATTTAATTCTCAGAACATGATTTAAGGATACTATATGTCATACGATAACAACAGTGGTGTCTACCTAAGCGACCCAAAAGACGGAAGTAACTATACTGGCTTTAATGAAGAGGGTGGAGTATACAACGGTGACTCTACTGGTGGTGCTTATGAAGATGACCAATTATCCCAAGAATTTAATAGTATAACACGTGCAGAGCAAGCAGCTAAAGATGCTCTTTCCTCTAAAACATCTGCTGCAATTTCAGCTACTAATGCAGAAACATCTAATCAGGCAGCACACACTGCACAAGTTAGTGCTACTACTAGTGCTACTCAGGCAGCCAATTCAGCAAC